AGATTTTATTTTTAATAATACCACATATTATAAATGAGCCTTATTTAAGCGCTCATAATAGTCTGGATGCTGTCCTACATGCATTCTAGCAATATACTGTGCTACATTTTTCTTGGTAGTATGTTCTGTTTCATCCTTCGCACCTTTTTTTAACTCTTTGTCAATTTTTGACTTTGGCAAATGTTTCTTTTGTGCTATCTGTACATCTGTAGGAGGTTTTCTGTTCAGATAATCTTTGAATGATTCCATATTAATAAACTTTCTATAAGAATTGATGTATAAAAATATTTATATTAAATTAGCTCTCCAACCTTTTGAACCTGATTTTCTTACCATATTAATATCGGTAAGTCCTTTTTCTCTGCAAAATGCTTTAAGATTTGTAACTATCGTTTCTTCACCGGAAGGAGAAATAACTTTATAAGTCTTAGAGCATTTCTTGATAGAAGCTTGAATTGTATCTTGAGAAGGTTTGTGACCTTTAGCTTTGAGAGTTTGTGAAACTTTTCGTTTAGATTCCTCTGAATTTCCTTCTGTTCTTCTTTTTTCTTTTAAGGCAAGTCCTTCTGGAGAATTCCAAAATACTTTTGTTCTTTGACTATTTTCTATTTTCCATTCTTCTGTGTGTGGGGATTTTTTAATACCTGTAAGAGCTGCTTTATGTTCTTCTGTAAGTGATTTGCCTTTTTTAGCTTTAGAAATGGCTGGACCTTTTTGTGGTTGTGGTCCAATTTTTATACCTTTTTTAGCCTTAGAAACTTTTTCTCCAATAGTTTTTCTTGTTTCATCATTATAATGCCAAGATTTTTGAGCTGTTTTAGATATATTATAATATCTTACACTTCTACGTTTTTCTATGGAAGAGTTATTTATTACCATTTTATCATTTTTAATCATATTAAGCCAATATTGCTCTTCTTTTAGCAAGTTTTCTCTAGAACTATAAACTTTAATTAAAATTCTTCGCTTAAAATCGTGTGGTCTTCTTCGATGAGTATCTCTCATCCATCTTGAAGAACAAATATATCCATCATTTTCATTTCCCCAATGAGATCCAATATAATACATTTTTTTCAAGGAATCATACCAAATATAAACAAAACCATATCTTTCTTCTTTTTCCATAAAATAAGCTCCTGTAAGATTTAACTAACAGGAGCTTATATTATTTATTTGTAATTGTCAACAAAATAATCTTGTATGACGTATATTTTTTATACTACAAAGTGTTCTGTATCGTGAATAGTATTAAATACACCACCTGTAGTATCAATTTCTTTATTTTTGAAGTTATTTAATGTATTACATGGAGTATTATAATCCACGTCTTTTACCATTAAATTATTTACGATAACCCGACGATAGTACAAGTTTGTATTGAATGTTACCGCACCAGCACCTTTTGTTAGACCTTGTGCAAATGGATTAGCAACAATACCATATCTTGTCTTAAATCCAATTTTTGGTTGGAATGATTCCTGATCTACTGCTCTTACCATTTGTAATGGTACATATGGACAATAGAATAAACCAGCATCAAATGCACTAGAACCTTTATAACCTGCAGTAAAGTAATTACCACCAATAGCATAAGGGTCAATATATACTTTATATCGTCCGTTTAAGACACCAGCAAATGTATTTCCAGTATCATCTACTTCTAATTTATTATTATTAAGAGCAGGAGTATAATCTAGAATACCAGCCATCTGAAGTGCAGAAGCAATATCTGATGAACATATCATAATATTACCTTTACCACGTCTTGTCTGTTTGGCAATAATATTAGCTTCACGTTCAAGCTGGAACATAAGACCTTTGAATTTTTCAACTAACCAACGTCCATTAGAATCTGTATCTAAATCAAACACGCCAGCAGTTGTAGTATTAAGCTGAGCACCTGCAGTTGCAGAAATATTAATAGTTCTTACAACTTCTCTATTAATTTCAGCAAGAATTTCAGCAGAAAGAATATTAGCAAGCTCAGTTTCAGCATCTAATCCATGAATTGCTTTAAGATCTTGTGCAAGTTCCATGGTATATTCAGCTTTAAGAGCACGAGTAACAGCAGTTACTGTAACTTTCTCAATACTGAATGCCATTTGTGGGAATTCATTATTACCATAATAACCATTAGCCGATGGTCCTAAAGTGCCTAATGCTTCACCGTTAGCGGTTGACATACCAACACCAGTGTTGTATGTATTGACTGCCGTAAGAGGTGATGTATTAGTTGCACCTGGAATGGTGCCAGTAAAGATATCACCAAATGTATTAGCATAACCATTTGCAATAGAAGTAAAACCTGTATTCACTTCATTGTAGAATGTTTCATTATCTTGAACACCACCATTAGCAAATCCACCAGTACTATTACCTTGTGTGTTATATTTTGAACGCATTGCAAAAATAAGTCCGGTCGGGCCTGTCATAGGCTGTACACCGCAAATATCGTACGCGATCAAATTAGGCATTGCTCTTCGAACTAATGAAATTAATACAGGATCAAATGTATCAATACCACCCGCACCAGGAGAAGATGAAGATCCACCCATAGCATTTACAGGAGTTCCTTCTAACCCGGTTTCCATGAGCGTTTGATATTGACCATGGGCAGCAGATTCTCTTAAGGCACGTTCTGTGTTTTCGAGCATAAGTGCTGTAACGGAACGACGATGAACATCTTTAATAGATCCAAAAGCAGTATGATCTAATATTGGTGCCCATTTATTTTGGATTTCTTCGTTTAAAAACATGTTTTTAAAATTCCTTTATTTATTCAATAAAACGTTAATGTTCATTACTTAAGGTTTATATTATTTATATATATTTTATTTTTATGAAAATTTCTTAACAGTGCGAGTAATTGCATCTGCATATTTATTAATATATGGATCAATTGAATGTGATGTTGTTGACACTTCTTCACCTTCAAAAGATTCATCAAGAATATTAGATTTCACCACTTTAGATTTTTCATTAAAATGGCTATCTTTTATGATATTTAATTTTTTTTCATATGAATCAAAATCACCATCAAAATCAACACTTTCTATTAACTTTTCAAATCTCTCAACTTGAGAAACTGTTAATCCTTGTGATACTTCTTCAAATACATCTTGTTTTGCTTCGTTAACTAAAGCATCTTTTAATACAGCATTTTCAGAAATTAAATCTTCATTGACATTCTCTAGATCAGTTACCTTGTCTGCTAATACATTAACAACATCAATTTTTTCGTCTGGAATGTCTATGTAGTGTTCTACAAACAATGATTTTAAACCTTCAATGAAATCTGAAGAAAGTTCATTTCTTAGAGAAGATTCTACCGCAATTTTATTTTCACTCATCCAATTATCAACAGTATAGTCAAGATACATATCAAGTTTATTTGTCAATGTTTCTGTAAAGTATTCTACTTCTTCTGTAAAAATATCTACAAATTCTTCTTCAAGTTTAGCAGTTTCTAAAATAACACGGGCATGTACAGCAGCTTCAAATAGCACAGCAGTTTTTTCTTTAAATTCTTCAGAAAGTTCTATTCCAACAAAAATTTCATCAAGATCTTCTCTAACATGAATTTTTGGCATTGGATCTTTTGTATGTGGGCCTTTTCCAAGATGTGAATTTATTGAATTAACATTACGTTCTGAAGAATTACCAACTCCATGATCTTTTCCTGGACCATAAATTTTCATTGAGTCTTCAAACCATTTAGTAAGATCGCCCTTTTTCATACCTGCCATATGGTTAACCATATTTTTCATCATTTCTACTTTAGAAGTAGAAATTGCTTTTGGATCTGAAATTGACTTTGCTGCCGGATGTAAAGATGAACCAGCAAGAGTTTCTTCAGAAACATCTTCTTTTTCTTTCTTTGGTTTTTTAGGTTTCTTTACATCATCACCATCATTATCAGGTTCTTTGTCGAAACCTCTAAATTCATGATCACCGTCATCTTTATCGTGTTTTTCACGTTTTTCTTGTAAACGTTCACGTAATGCATTAAGTGTAATAGGCTTTTCATCATTCATGATATTTTCATTGTTTTCTTCTTTTGACATTAGAAAGTCTCTCCTTATTATCGAAAATTCTTAAATTTTCTTTAGCGGCTAGCATTTTATTGAAACTTATAAGATTATTTATTATATTACTAATTTTATAAAATAATTATTATTTTTTAACTAAAAGTGAAAAATAATTCTCAAATAGTGAAAGAGCATGTTCTTCTATTTCATTTTTTGATAATTTTTTAACTTGTTTTTTAATTTCTTCTACTCTTTCTTCTTTCCAAGAGTCTTTTACTGGATCAAAGAAATATTCAACACCTTCCATGATTCCTTCAACCCAACAATTTGGTCCAGATGGATCACTAACCGCATCAATTGCTGAAAGTTTAAAATCATTCTGTACTTCCATTGTGCCTGATTTTTCAATTAATGAACCAAGACCCCGTGTTGAAACACCAATTTTTGCACCAGATTCAAGTAAACCTTTTAATATAGAACCCATTGGTGTTGAAGTAATAAGAGCCTTTCCTTCAAAAACATTTTTATATTGTTTTAATTCTATTACCCGGTGTGAAACTCTTTCAAGATTAATAGAAGGGCCAGAAGGATGCCCACACTCACCCAATGCTCTTCCAGTTTTAATCATTTCATTAGTGTATCTATTGACTTCTGATTCAAGAACAGATAAAGGATATAATCTACCATTCTTATTTTTTACATCACCAATAATAAATTGCCCAGATAAATAATGTTCTTTCTCACCATTATCTCTTAATTCTGTAATATATTGAACATCTTCTGAAAGTTCTGCAATTAAATGCATATTTTATTTTCCTTACAATTATTAAAATGATGTTTAAACATAACCGGACCTTTACCTTCTTTCTTACAATAAGGACAAATATGATTTTCCGATAATTTTTCTATCACTTCTATTTTTTGAAAATTATGAGTTCCATTTTTTAATTGTTCTTTTAATCTATAAGAAGCTTTCTTTTTTATAATTGGATTACTATATGGATGATTTTTTAATAAACGATCTGAATTAATTTTAATAATTTTTTCTTTATTTTCTATTTTTTGAAAATTATGAGTTCCATTTTCCATCAACTTATAAGAAAGTAATTTAGCAGATTCGCTATCAAAACCATCAGATGATTTTAAAAAATTCATACATCCTTCTTTATTAATATTTTCTAATATTAATTTTTCTTCTGCTTTTTTCAACTCTTCAAAATTGTCGAAATATTCTAATATTTTTTTCGACAATTTTGATTTATCCTTAATGTTCCTAACCCACTTACCGCTACCAATATAACCATCATTTATATTATTAGTAGAATGTCTACCAACATAATATTTACCAGAAGTAGAAGTAATTTTATAAGTATAATTAAACATTTAATATTACAGCGCTTTATATGATATTTGAATAGCCATCATAGTTCCATTACTTGCTAACAAATCTATATTATTTTTCCAAACAATAATATTTTCCATATTGGCAAGAGTCATAGTTGAATAATCTGTTCCATTAGAATATTGAAAATGAACTACATTGGCAGCACCACTTGTATTAATAATTCTTACTAAACATCCTTGACCAACATTAGTTGCGGTTGTAATGCTATTAGCAGTTGCTATATTAATTTCTGCACCAATTGGTTTATAAATAATTGTCATATTTTATTCTTTCTTTATATTCTATATAGATTGTGCCGTATCTCGTCCAATATTCTGAAATCTATTTGGAACAACACCCGTTTGAGAACGGCCACCATCTTCAGTTCTTCTGTTTTCGTGTTTCTTTAATTTTTTTTTTCCATCTTCACCAATAAGAGGTTCAACTGCATTCTGTTCTTTGACTGAATGTTTTTTTCCATAATATGCACCTAATGCTCTACGAATTCTTTTTTGTTTAGAATCACCGTTAAATCTTGGATCATCAGAATGAACAAAATCATCAATATAATCAGAAGAAGAAGCAGAGGCAGAAAGAGTTTCGTTTATAACTTCTTCTTTTACATTTCCAGGAGAATCTGAAGCAAATACTTTTGGCTTCGTTCTCCAATTTGGTTTACCACCGCTTAGTGTTTTTTTCTGTTTATAATAATCTGGTCCTAATTGTTTTCTTAATGCTAATGTATATCCTTTAGTTCTTTTTCCAGCATTTTTTGAATCACTTTTCATACTTTCTACACTATTATCTTTATAATTTTGTAAAGTGTCTGTTGAAAGTTCTTTTAAATTCTTAAAGATACAAGCATCTTTTCCTTTTTCATTTAAATGATTAACAGCTATATCAATGATGTTCATTTCTTTACTTCACCATATTTATAATTTTGTTTCTTTGATTTTTCATTTTTACCAGTTATAGGCTTAGAATCTGTTTGTAATTCTGCATCTGGTTTCTTACCAGTTTCCATTCCAACAGTATAATCTGGTGGATTACATCCAACATCATGTTCGCCTGAAACAATACTTCTTTCATTAAGACGCTTATCAAGATAAGATACCGCTATTTGATTTGCTAATGTATCTTCTTTTAATTTATCACCAAGCAATAGTTTTTTTCCTTTTTTAACTGTTGAATCATCTTTATCTGCTCCACTTTCACCACAAGCATTACCTTCATGCATTTTTTTGAGAGTTACTGCTAAACGTGATTGCTTTCCAGTTTTACTTGAGCCATGTTCGTGTTCATGAGCAAATTCCATTGGAGACTCCTTTGCTTTTTCTGCTTTTTTTGTAAGGGCTCCTGAATGTTTTATTGCATTTGCTATCCAATGTTTTTCAATCAACTCTTCTTTTGATTGATTTTCTTGTTCATACATAGGATCGCCCATTTCATTTCTTCCATGACCTTTTAATCTTTTATTTTTAGGATCATCTAACGAATCTTTTACACCATCTTTTGGATCTTTATTTCCTTCACGAGAACCATGAATTTCTCTTGTGTGTTTTGCTGCAAGTTTATCAGATTCAGGATCACGAGTTCCTAACTTTAAACCACCAACATCACCTGACTTTTTTTCTTTTGTCGGTGCTTTAACATCCTTAAGAAATTGTTTTGCTTTATGTGTTTTCACAAAATCTGATATTTCTTGAGCCATTAATCTGTTTCTTTCGTATCTATAGAATCTTTAGAATTATTAAATATTGTTTTAGCAAGTTCTATTTTTCGTTCATCAATAGCATCAGTAATTCTATCAATCATGATAGTCTTAAATGCATTTTCAAAATCCATTGGTCTTTGTGCAACAGCAGATGACATTAAATCTTCAATATTATGTTCCATATAAATGTTCCTTAGAGTTTATTATCAATTATATTTATAATAATTATAAATGTAAGAAAAATAGATTATTCTGAATTTCTCTTAGTTTGTGATACTAACTGAATCGCTTGTTTATATTTTGATTCATCTTGCATACTACGATTAGCTTTCCCTTTTTCTTTCATTGATTTAATAAATTCAATAGCTTGTTTAAGAGGTTCTTCTAAATTTGGATGTTGTGGCTGACCTTGACCTTGTTGTGGTTGTTGAGGTTGTTGTGCATTCGTAGGCTGAGAACCACTTGATTTTCCTTGAGTTTCTTCACCTGCTTTATTTACTTCATTACTTTGTCCATCAACTTGTCCTGGAATCTGACCCATAGCATGAGCCTGCATATCTCCTAACTTCTGATTAAATAATTGATCTCCCATTGATTCATTTTGAAGAATTTCTGGATTAATCCATCTCGGATCATTTGATGAAATTTCTTTTTGAATTTCTCTATCAAATTCCTTTATTTCATCATCAGTTTGTTGTAATACTTCTTTTCGTATCCATTTATGAGGATAATATTTATCAGCCATTGGTTGAAATGCTGATGCAAGATTAATTCTATTCTGTGCAATTTCTGCTTTTTTAAGTTCATCAAAATAATTATCTTTAGCGTAATCAAATTTAATGTCAGCAGAAATCTGTTCCCATTCATCAATTGACATAATACCTTTAAGAACAAGTTGTTTTTTAAGGAGTTCTGTAAACAAACATGTAAATTTAATACGAAGTCTTATAACAAATTTTTGAAATTTTAATTCATCTCGTGTAATTCCAGTCGCAGTTCCGCCCATATCTAACGCATCAGAATTAAGTCTTGAAATAGGAACATTGAGAGCATTAAGGAATTTCTTTTGAAAATAAAGAACATCATCCATTTGACCAAGAGTTTGACCACCAGGAAGAGTAATAACCTCTGTACCTTTTCCTCCTTCACGTCTTGGAAGCCAATAATCTTCCATCATAGTCATGAATTTTCTATCGTCTTTTACTTCACCGGACTGAGCATCATAAATAAGACGATTTCTATGACGAACCATAATTTCTCTGAGATATTGTTCTGCTTTAATTTTTGGAAGATTTCCTACATCAATATACCAAATTCGTCTTTCTGGTGCTCTTGACAATCTATAAATGACAAGTGCATCTTCTAATGTTCGAAGCTGATTAAGACATTTAATACTATTAGAACATACCATATGATTTGCAATAAAGTTATGAGAAGGATGATCTACAGTAATATCAAATACTTCTTCATCTTCTTTTCCAGAAATTTTAATAATATTTTCCCATTCTGGTAATAATCTTTTAGAAAGGTAAATATTATATCCAATGAATGACTTTCCAAAAGAATTTATTTTATGTTTAGTGACTTTTCCAGAAGAATAGCCTAATAATGTCCAAAGTTCTTTAATATCATAAATTAATTCTTCATTGGATAAATTAATTCTACAGGACAATGTTTTTTCTTCATCCATATCAGTATCATCATAACAACCATCTGCATCCATAAAACCCTGCATAAATGCATATTGTATAAAGGTCTCCGCTCTAAAAACCCAAGAAGGAATACGTTTATTTTTTGCTCCAGTAATAAAATCTAAATTTTTTAATAACTCTGCCGCTAATGTATTGCTGGTATACCAACTAGAATATTTTCTACCAGTTGAATTAATTCTTTCACAATTTCCAAAAAAGTCTCTCATTAAATTACAGTAAAAAATATTTTGACTTTTATCTATGCCTTCAGCAAAACTTACTGTATATTTATTTACACATCCGTCACCCAAAAGAAAACCAAATAAACGAGCAAATCTTTCATCTATATATTGAGGAATGTTTAATTTATTAGAACACATCCCTTCTAATTTTTTGTTTAAATCTAATTTCATTGGAAGTCTATTAATAATATTTTGTGCAGATGTTTCACTTAAAACACCATAACCATAAATGAACGAATAAACTTTACTGAATTTAATATCTAATTCATTAGCAATATCTCTAATAATTTTTTTCTTATGTAAAATATTAGATTTAACCCAAACTTCAGGATTTTTAATTTTACAAACAACATTTCTTTTTGATATTGGAAATTCTATTTCTTTACCAAATTGCTTATCATAATTATGAGCAAGTTTAACCTGATGAACTTTTGGAAATAAGTTTTGTGCTTCGATATATTCAATTTTATTAGTTTTATTATTTTTTACTAAAACTTTATGTTCATAACTACAATCAAATTTTGTATGTCTTGTTCTTATAGATATAATTGGTTTAATACCACTAGCCCACTTATCAATAACATTAGATTTTTCAAATGAATTGTCTTCAACATTGTAAGAATAAACTTCATCTCCTTTTTCAATATGCTCTAAATATTTCCAGCCATCAGGAGTTCGTATTCTAGTATTTTTTGGTAAACATTTATGTAGATATGAAAGAACCATTGTACCTTGATTGTCTGTTAATCCAGACACAACATGTAGAATAGTATCTTTTGCTATCTTTAGTCCAGTAGTAGATGGTCCTACTACTTTATTTCCATAATTAAAACCTTTATCATTAAAAATATAATATTCATTTACTGTTTGGGAAACAACAGCATCTCCGGGATGATTAGAATCTGTTCTTCTTTTTGATATTTCTCTAATTTTTCTAATTTTTCTGGGATCGACATAACGTAATTCTTTTATGCCTTCTTGTGGACTGTTTTTATCTATTAAAACATGAAAATATAAACGGCCATCAATATACCAACGTCTGTAGATATCATAGGCATGAGAGGAAAAATCTAATAATTTAAGACAATTCTGAAATTCTTCTTTGATTGCAGATTCTAATTTATCTGAAATAATCTTCACATTTTCAAGATTAATAGAAACTATTTTTTTATCTTCGATTGCAATTGATTCATTAACAATTTCATCGATTGCTGCATCACATTCTGGATGAAGAGACATTTCTCTATATTTTGTAACTAATTCTGCTTCTGTACGAACTGTTCCATCAAGATCCACATATGTCCCGTAGCCAGAACCAGCAGAAATAAGAACAGCACCATCATTAGTCTCTTGTGGAGTAAATGATGGTAACTGTTCTTTGTTTGGATCTTTTCGTTTAAATTCCCAACCGAATAAACTCACAGAAGGCATTAAATAATTCTCCTATAATTTATATTTTCATTATCATTAATTCTTAAACTTATAGTGCCAGCAGAAACTCCTTCAAGCTTAGCTGCTTCTTTCTGAGTGTCAAAAATACCAAAAGGAGTTTCTATTCGTCCTTTCCAATTACGATTTTGTTTTCCGCTTTGAGAATATTTTTCTGTCATTATTATCTTAAATTTTTCTTTAACATCATCACGTAATGCCGGATTAGGATTTTTATATCCAGATTCAAATAGTTTTTTTCTTGATTCTCTCATTTTTTGTTTAGTTTCTTTGGTTCTTTCATATTTTAATTTTTCTTTATGTTTTTCTGAAAGAGATTTTCCATAAAGATAATGTTCGGGACCACTGATTCCTATAATATAACATTTATTATCTGATATATTTAACCATTTATCATTATAAATTACTTTCATTCTTATAAGAACTTTTTCCTCCCATAATCTAGCTTTATAAGAATCTTCAAAAGTTCGTCTTATTTCAATAATGTCAGGTTCTCCATTTTGTTCTCTAAATTGTTTAACATATTTAGATGACGTAAAATATTTAACCCATAAATCAGATGGATTACAATATTGGGCAAAACGAACTCCATAATACCATTTATTTAAGTTGGACCAGCCAATAAGATATGTATATGCTATATTATTTTCCTATACATTATAAAATATTATTCATAATAATAAACGTATATAAGTATCTAAATCAATTATTTGGAGCACCATTCGTATCAGTTGCATCTGTTCCATAAACAAGAGCACCATTAGTAGCAAGTTCTAATGAAGGTAGCCAATAATCATATGCCCATGTAACAGTAAAATATTCAATGGCATTTCCTTGATCCCAATCTAAACCAATAGCAGATACAAGAGATGGCCATGCTCCCACAATTGTATAATTTCTAATTTCTGTTCCATCTTTAGCAAACTGACGGACAACTAAATCAGCTTTATAACCTTCATTGTCAAAAGCAAGATCTCTAACATTTGCCTCTAATCTATTAATTGCATTAGACCAAGATTCTAACATAGCTCTCATAACGAAATCTTCATCGTTAATTATGGTTACTAACCAATCTTGGAATGTTCTTTCACCAGCAATTTTAATTCTTCTTCCGAAATATCCTACTTCAATAACAGAGACAGAAGATTCAGGAAGAGAACCAGCTTTACAAGTTAAACGAGATTTAGCATTACCTGTACTTGTCGTAGCAGATGTTGTCGTTGGAGCATTAGCAAGAATTCCATTAGGATAATTAAACTCAATCACAAATAAAGAAGGTCTTGCACCACCATATGGCACACCGGCATGGAGGAAGGTATTTAAATCGAAACTCATTTATTTTTCCTTAATTTAGATTTTTTATTTATTATTATTTATTTAGTGTTTATTTTTTTATATCCTCTTGTTAATTTCCAAGAAATGATACGACCTAATTTCCAATTTTCTCCAGGACACCCTTTTGAACGAACTGTAATTTCACCATTATTCCACCATCTAATACCTTTTTGAGATTTCTTAGCAATTTCAGATAATTTTATCTTAACTTCTTCTGTTCGTTTTTGACCAGTTTTACCTTTTTTTCTTTCAGACATTATTTGTTTACTCTTATCTGAATGAGTTCTACCAGTCCTACAATTCCAATCAAATGTTCTTCCTTTAAACCATTCTTTTCCGGGTGATTCATTGGAACGAATATTATTTATTCCATCAGTCCACCAAAATTTATCTTTAGATGTTTTAAATTTTTCTTCATCAACTATTCCACAACCTTTAAAACATTTAGTTAAATTGTAATATTTTTTTCCTAATTCTTCATTTGGAATTAAATATAAAAACTTATATTCTTCTAAAAATGTTTCTTGTCTATCATTGATATTAGAAACCAATATTTCTCTATTAAAATCATTAAACCTTCTTCTATATGCTTTTCTCATCCATGAAGAAGAACAAATGTATCCATCATCTTCAAAGCCCCAATGACACCCTATATAAAATCTATCATGTTTTTTGTCATACCAACGATAAACAAAACCATATTTTTCTTTCATTAAAATTCTCCTAAATAAATTTTACATATTATTATTTAGGAGAAAATAGTCCGTGATTTTATATATTTACAAAATTTAATTTAATGTATCGTCTTAAAATGGGTCGTCTGTATTACACCTTTATATGACGCATACAAACCACTAACTCATTGATTTTATTATCAATAATTTCCTACAACCTCTGAAAAGGCCGTTCCTGTTGGCACCGCTATAAAATTAAGCTGAATATAATTAATACTTCTTGCTGGTTTTATGTAAATATCTGCAACAAATTCATTATTATCAATAACTTCTGCCGTATTATTAGTGGAGTCACATACAACTAAAAAGTCAGTAATACCTCGTAGACCTTTAATGTTTCTTAAATATGGATTAACCATATTTAAAAATTGATTCTGAGTATATTGATCATTAAATTCGAATAAGAAATGCTTTGCTGCAAGAGAAATTGCTTTTTCCAGAACAATAAATAAACGTCTAACATTTATTCTATCAAATGCAGAAGCATAAGCCTGCATTGTTTTATCACCATATAAAATAGTACCAACACCAGGAAGTGTAATGACAGGATTAATTCCTGCAGGATATAATACATTCCGATCTACTTCTTTTGGATTATATGCAAGTTTTACAAGATTATTAATAACACCACGATTTAATCCAGCAGGAGACCACCATGGATTATTAGTTTGATCAGTTCTTGCACAAAGTCCTGCAATATCACCATTCAATGGTATCCATCTGTATAAATCATTATATTGATCATACATATACTTATAGCCAGAATCTATTATTGCATAATTGGAAGAAACAACTGAGTTTCTCCAATTAACTAAATTGCTAGCTTCATTACCATATTGATTAAGGAATAATGATAAATCTGGACTCATTGTTAATACACAGTCACGTCTTACTTCACAAATATTTTGAATAATCCAGTTAGCAAGTTGCCAAGATTCCCCTAGACCACCTGCCGGATATCCTTGCATAATTAAACCAATACTAATATCTTCTGGTGAAACAAAATAATTATATGCAGTACCAAGTGTAGAAAGAGATACCGTTTTTTCATCAAATCCATCTGAACCAAGTTTCATTATGAAATCTGCTGGAGCAATAGAAGTTGATGTTATTATATTTGATGCATTTGCAGATGGTGCAGTACTAACATCATTTGTCCACCATACATATGATGAATTACGGTTAATGATATTTGCATAATAATTATCAGAACCATCAACATTTTTTGCATCAGTTGCTCTTGAAAGATTTTCAAATACTTCAAGAACTGTTCCAGGAGTACCAGAAAACAGGCCATTATCATCAACTACAACAACACTTAATTCATCATATGCTGCAGTATTTCCATTATAAAGAACCCAGTTAGATTGACCTGGAGATGAAGAAACACTATTGAAAAATTCCCAATATCTATTTATCGTTCCAGTACTGTATGCTGTATGTAAGATATATGGATCATTAAAATAAATAGATAAAAGAGTATTAGAATTATAAGATGTGTTGACAGAAACAGAATTTGTGGTATTATATAATAATCCAATAGAAGAATTACCAGCAAGAATCTGATCGCCAATAGTTATTTGGCTAGCTATACTTATAGCTGCTGCATTAGATGTTCCTGCAAATTCTGCATTGGCATAATTACTTCCAATGGAAAAATTAAGAACAGTGCTTCCAAGATTAATACTTGAACTAAAAGAATTTGGATTATCACATACAGCAATTCTAAGAGAATTTCCTATTGCTCCTGGATATTTTGCAACATAATGAACATTTGTATCAAATGTTCCTTTTGCATTTACATATGTTCCATTTGTATACAATCCTGTATTGCGAGCATAATAATCATTTTCATTTCTAACTATTTGATTTACTAAATCATCAACAAACGCATCAGGCGTTACTGCTAAAGCAGAATACGTTGTTTCTGGATTTCCAAACCAAAGCTCAATTGTTCCGCTAGCAGAAGCAAGATTAGAAATAGTAAATGCCGTTGCATTTATTCCAGTCACAACAAAAGTATTACCAACATTTGGTAATATTTGAGAATTACCTGATTGTGTAATATACATCCCATTACTAAGGAGTGCTAATGCAGCAGTATTAGCAAGAAATGCATTATTTCCTGATGAAGCTGTAGCTGTAATAAATGGAGTTGCACCTTGAGTATTTGCTGCACGAACAACATAAAGTTGATTAGCATATGAAAGAAAGTTAGCAGCAGTAAAGAATGTCTCAGCATTAAAATTGGTAGGTTTACCAAAATATTGAACAAGTGTATTTTGAGAATCTACAAGAAATAATTCTTCAACTGGACCCCAACGAAAAACTCCTGCAAATGCGCCAGTAGAAATTGATACTTGAGGAATAACAGTTGTTAAATCTATTTCTGAAAATTTAATACCTGGTGATAAAAAAACAGTCATTTAAAATTCCTTTAAGAGGAAATCGAATGATTTCCGTTAAATATAAAATATAGAAGATAAGCTTCTTATTATTGATTTTATATTATTTATTAAAATAGCTGTTTTATAAAAAATTTTAATAACGTATATCATATTCTAATTCTGGAAGACGAATCCAAGAAGGATTTTCTACTTTTTGCCATCCTTGAGATACATCATCATCGCGTCCATCCATAACAAAACCGAATATTAACATATCATTTTCTATTTCATCTTCTGTTTTTTCACGAAGATTCATTAATGTATTAATATTACTATGTTCTTTAAAATAAGTTTGATCTGACATCCATGCAAAAAGAAATAAACAACTTACCAAATCATCATGTTTTCCATTTTCTGCTTCATAATTAGTTGCTTTTCTAACAAATGTAGACAACTCATTAATAGTTTCATGATCTACAAGTATTAATTGATTTTGTTCTATGAGAAGTTTTAATAATTGACAACCAACAGTTTTTACTGTTTTTGTTGTTTTAATTCCTTTATCAAGAGTAGAACTTTTACCAAAACCACCTGTAATTCTTTTACCATTTCGTCCACCAGCTTCTGTATATAAAATATTTTCATATGCAAATTCATTAATTAAGGTATGAGATACCTGTTCACCAATATCATTAACTTCTATAAGAACAATTGCATCGTTATAAATCTTTGCGCTATGAAGAATAACAGAAGCATAATCTGCAGGAGGAAGAGTATTATTTCTAAATACACATACTTGAGTATAAGGCATACATGTTATATCTACAATTTGAAATGCAGAATAATCTATTCCTTTTCCACGGGATACATCACAAACCATACCATATAAATGATCTTTTTCTGGTAATGCATATTGATAAAGTCCTTCTTTAATATTTAATGGAGTTTTAAATGAAACTTCTAATTCTTTAAGTTTCCATGCAGCAATTAATGTGCTTGTACTACCAATGAACTCACAGTTATGTGATATTATTTTATTAGTATAATATAAATATTCTTCAACATCCAATAAATCATAATATGTAAATTCTTCATCATATATTGTTTTAGAATCAACTAAATCTTTTGCATACATAAATGAATTATTATACAATATACGATGTTTTGGAGAACATATTAAATTACCACAATAGTCAGGCAATCTAGTTTGTCCAACTTTTCTTACTTTTTGGATTCCAGTAAAGTTTTTCCACCCAGATGGAGTTAAAATTTCATATTTGTTATTTAATTTATACATCTATACGAATATTTTCTTTTGTTATTAAATTATAAATATATACAGAAGAAATGTCATAAATTTTTGAAAAATGTTTAGCAAATGCTCTTTCATATGTTAACATTTTTCCATTTCTTAAAATAGTTCCAACCTTATCAACATCTTCTATATCAATAGTTCTATCTTTATAAAATTTCCAAATTTCTTTAATTATGTTTTTATCTATTTTAATAGAATGGATTTTACCTTTTCTCAACTGCGACCATTTAAATTTTTGCTCGATTGAATGAAAATGAGTATTTCCTTTATTAATAGGCATAGTTCCTTTTTTTCTTCCACCAATTCCAGGTCTTTTTATTCCTTTTTGAATATCGCTTTTAAATTTGCTACCAAGTCCTATTTTATAACCAATTAAAGCAACTGCTCCCCAATCTTCTTGTTTCATATGTATTTGAAAATGCTCTTCAATAGAAACACATTTTAAGTTTTCTATACTATCATTTTTATTATTTCCATCTATATGATGAATTTCATAACTAATATTGTTTTCATCATATGGAACTAATCCAAACTTTTTAATCCAAATTCTTCTTGTCTTATTACTCATATTTAAATATTCCTATAAAATTACATTCATAAGTATTTATAAAATAGTGAATTTATAGGAATATTTAAGATTTCTCCAGTATCTTTATCTCTTAATGTTATTATTGTTGAGCCATCAACACATTCATATTCAGCTTCAAATTTTTGTATATCATGATTAATTGTTGAAAGAGTATCTTCTTTCCATCTTTCATCTCTTCCTGGTACCTGTCTCCAATTAACAGAAATTGGTGTATAGTTATTAATTCCCATTCTTGCATTTACCCACAATGCATGAAAGTGATTTAACCCATAAGGTGTCTGGAAACCTACAGCTCCATTGTAAATAATACTATGACACCATTTATCACCTTCAATATCCGGTAAAGTAAAATCATAGACTTTATTTTCAGAAATATCTATTTTTTTTACAGTGTCCCATTTAATATTTTTATCGACAATCTCATGTTGTATTCCTAAAGATAAAGCCTCTTTTCTTGAAATATGTTCATTAGTTTTATGTACTCCATTTTTTGGTGTTTTAAAATGTTTTCTACCAAAAGGAATGTAGTCTTTAGTAATACCTTTGTAAGGTTTATTTTTTTTAAATTTATTTCTTTTTCTTTCTAAACCAAAACCAATTTTTTCCATATATAGTTTTTGCTGTTCATAAGCACAAATTTCTAAAGTCCAAACATCGCTTTCTACTTTAACTTTTTTTGTCGGTTTTGTTCTTCGATAATATTTTTGAGTAAAAATACCAAGATTTAATAATAAAATTCTTATTTGATTAATAAGTTTTTCAGAAGAAGAAGCTACAGAAATATTTCCTCTGTCACCAGATATACAACCATCACCATCAAAAAACCCTCTAAGAAAAGCACAAATCACTGTTTCAGAACATTGAAACAATCTTTTTGGAATTGTTTTATCTTTTGCTTTTTTGGAAATATCAAAGCCAAAACCTTCTAAAAAATTAAAAAAACTACGGCTACATATATTATAATGGACATTATCATATTTACAAAAACGTAATCCAAGATTGGTTAAAGATGAAGATATATCGTCTCCACAAGAAATAACAATTCTACCACGTTTTTTATCTGCATATCCTTCCGATAAAAAAAGACCAAAAAAATATGCTAAATCAATATCAATCTTATCTGGTACTATAAAAAAATTTTCTATTTTTTTATTAAAAATTTTCTTCTGTAGATCTTCAATATTATCGTTGTTACCCCACAAATTCATACCATACCGAAGAGCAATCCATTCATCTACTTCAATATCTTTAGCTTTTTTAAAAGAATAAATACCATTTTTATCGCAAACCCAAAATTTATGTTTATATGAACATTCTACTTCTGTGGATTGTGTTTTTATTTTATAGGTTTCTGTTGTTCCAGAATTAACCATAAAACTACCATCATGTATTTTATCTTTTCCAAGAACTTTATAAGGAGAAACTTCATATCCAAGATTAGGATGTTCGATTTGTGTTAAATCGATTAAATCAGATATTTGTTTTGGCCCATCAGAAGTAAAAATATATGTATCTTTCGTTACACATGATGAAAGAATAATTTTGGAATGTTTTCCAGAAGAAATAGTAGGCATAACAGAAGCAGAGAATTCTTCCCAGTTTTCAATAAATGCTGTTTCATCAATATAAAGAAGATTAATAGCAAATCCTCTGACACTTTTTTTAGTAGTTGCAGCAGCAATTACACGAGAATTATTTTCTAATTCAAGAGAACCTTTATTCCATTCAAGAATACCTTGTTGTAACCATTTTGGAAGATATTCGTATGAAAATTGAATACGTCCTAACATTTCACGAGCAACTTTTCCATCATTGGCTAAGAGTGCTACTGTTTGTTCTGCATTAAATAAAATATACCAGAGAATATATGCACAAACCGAAATGCTTTTACCAGATTGTCTTGCAGCAAGAACAATTGTATTTCTGTTAACATGAAAAGAACGTAACATATTTTTTTGATATTCATATAACTGAAATTTTTGTAATCCATTATTAACGTTAATAATTTTTATATATCTCTCAACAAAATATATAGGATCTTCTGAACATTTAACATATTCTTGAAGTAATTCAGGAGTCCAGTCTATATTTTGATTGGCTCTTTTTAATTTTATATCTCCAAGATAACCTTTTAATTTTTGATCAAATATAAAATCTTTGGGCTTTTCTTGTACTTGTGTCTCTTTTACTGTCAATTTATTATTATAAACCCCACTTATCATCCATTGCTATTTCTTTATTTCTTCTATTAATAGCTATATTTTTATGTAAACGACAACAATATAATTTATCTATTCTTGTTAATTTAAATTCTTTTTTACAGATAGGACATACTCTGATTTTTATCACATGACCACATGTAGGACATTTTCTTCTAAAATGTGGTAAGAATTTTATCTGATCATACGGAATTCTTATCAAAGTTTTCTTCTTTCACTTTATTTTCATCTTTAATAATATCTTGATTAGTTATCTTTTCTAAATTCATTGTTTTAATAACTTTTTGTAATTCTGCTGTAGAACCACAATAAATTGCTGTTTGATTTATTGTTTTTGCATTCATATTAGATGATATATTAGGATCTTTTAATTCTCTTATTTTCTTCTGTATTTCTAACAATTCTTTATTAGCTTGAACCATAGAAGAAATAAAATTATATAAAACTTCATATGTTCTTGTATTTTGACTACGCTCTGCCAAATCAGCAAGTCTCTCAACAGAAAGACTTCCACTTTTAAGCATTGCAAGTATATTAGCACGCGCTATTTCAAAATCTTTAATGGCAGAATCTTCTTGAGAGGCTGTTATAAAATTCTCAATCATTGTATTTTTATCTTCTATGATTATAGGAAGATTTTTTGTATCATTTTCATCCATCATATCTATTTAATTATCCTATGTATGTTGTGCAATATCCATAATGTGAATTAACAAATATTTGATTATATGGAATACTCTGACTTATATTTGAAGTTGGTTTTCCATTAGCAGTAAGTCCAGGAGTGATAATAATTGATTCATCAACTACACTACTTCCAATAGCATCTATAAGCGGAATATTAGGTGCATAAACAGAAACATTAGCAAATTGAATAATAGTACTTTTCTTTTCTGGACCGTAAAAATATCCTTTCAATATTAAATCTAAAGTCCAAATAATGGCTCTTCTTTCTGGATAAGCTTTTTCATAATCATCACTATATGATATATCATTAAGAATTATTGGAATATCAAGAGTAATATCCATTTCTGGTATTAATTTTACACTGGTTGTCCAATCTGGTGTAAAAAATGGCAAAATTTGTTCAATAATTTTATTTGAATCTTCAATAGCTTTTGAATATATATAAACTTTAAATTCAATATTAAAAGGAACTGGCATATATTGATATTTTAATTTTTTAGAATCATAATGATCAATAACAACAGAATTTCTTCCAACACTATGCAATTTTCTATCACCATCATATTTCATTGTTACTAATTCAAATGAAATAATAGGTAATACTATTGCAGTTGGTCTTGTTATGGCAGGATCTTCTAAAATCCTTGATAACATCTTATCCCTAGGAGCATATGTTATCGGAACCTTAATTGATTCATTTTCATTAGTTTCACTGTTTATTCTTGATATATATATATCATCAAAAAGACATCCAGTTAATGAAACATATTTACTAATCAAACCAAAATAAAACTGTTGGTTAAAAATAATATTATTCCTTTTTAAAGGTAAAAAACTTGGTCCTCAATCAAAGGAAAGCATAAAGAAAAAATCCAAAACTTGGTTAATTACTTCCGCTTCAAATGAAGGATTTATTATTATAAATTTAAATAAATTTTGTAGAGAAAATAAATTAAATTCAAGCAATATTAAACAAAAATATGGTTCAAAAGGATGGAAAGCAATAAAAATAGATTAAATTGCTTTCCATATAAAAATATTTTTATAATGCTGTTATTGAAGTATAAAGTTCATTCCATGCTGTATTAGATAGATTAACTTTAAGCCAGCCAGCACTAGAAACTAAAAAATTTTCAGGATTATAAACTTCGACTGCTTTATATACTTCTACAAGCTCGTCAAAATATTTTGGTTGAAGGTTGTCCTTCAACCAAAATATACTGCCAATAGAATTGCTTACTGGTGTTGGAGTTGTATTTGGTGTTGTATTTGGTGTTGTGTTTGGTGTTGTATTCGGTACAGGATTTGGTGTTGTGTTTGGTGTTGTATTCGGTACAGGATTTGGTGTTGTATTCGGTGTTGTATTGCTTACTGTTCCACCTAATGCTTGAAAATCTGCTACTAATTGTGTCCAATTAAGACCATTGGGTGCAAGCTGAGATGCTGAGTTTAATTGATCTTGAGAGATTACAACATAAAGTTCACCATAAACATTACTTGCTGCATATTTGGCAATTGCAGGATATGTAACAGTTCCTGTCATCCCCCAAGTTGAAATTTTTACACCACTAGCATCATAACCAAGACCTAAAAAACAATGTCCATTTTGATTATCAGGATTTCCTGCAACATCCCAAACAAACCCACTACTTCTAGGCTCTGGATTAACCCAAGCATCTGGCATGTCAACTCCAAAGATAAGATTTTCAAATAACCAAACTGCAGTTTGACATTCTACTGTATTAGCAGGATCAACTGCCAATATTCCAACTATTTTATGATTAGAGTCTTTTGGTGAACCATTATTTTCCCAATAATGAAGAACAGTCTGAATATCACATCCCTGATCGGTGCTAGAATTACCAGGAACATAACCGCATGCTGCTGAATAGAAAGAAATGGTTTGATTAGAGGTAAATAATAATGGTGAAGAATTTGTAGTTGTATTATTATCTGAAGCATCTCCGGTTAACACACCTTCACAATGTTCAACACAAGCAATTACACAATCTCCAAGTGTATCATTATTATACATTTCAGTTAGAGCAGTAGCACATCCTGTAGAATAATCTATAGATGCAGGAATGGGAGGAAGTGTGTTAGCTAATAGATAATTTCCAAGAGAAAGTATTGGATATCTTATAACAGGCTGTTTTCTACCAAAACGAAGTGTGCGACCATCTGAAAGAGTCAATGTTTTTACTGTCAATTTATATCTCCTTTATGTTATTTCTTATATTTATATTTATGAAGCATAAATGATAATATCACCTTCTCCACAAACAATTGTCTCTTGTTTTCTTGTTATTACATATAATCCTGATTGACTATAATTAATTCCTATATATCCTTCTGAAAAAGGATCTAAAATGCTAAAATCTATAATTTTATTAGCTTCTTGTTCTAATGTTAAGGATGCATCAAGTTCATCTTTTTGCCAAACAGCAGAACCTTCTACACAAACATATTTATGAGTTTCATCTAAAATTGGAACGCCATCTTCTGTTCTTATTGCCCAATCAACAACATTTAAATCAAATTGTGTTTGAAGAGTATCTATATCAGGAATTCCTGTTTTTAATATTTCTGAAGAATATTCAAATAACTCACATTCCATTTTCCATACATAAAGGGCACCAAGAGCATAAAACATTTCAAACTTTTCAACATACTTAATTTGAAAACATTTATTATTAAGGGGAAAGTATATTAAATCTCCTTCATTTGGACGTGGAATATTTATTACAGAACCGATTTCTAATGAAAAAACTGACTGAGAAATTGAAAGAACAATTCTATCTCTGATTTCTATGCCAAATTTTCCAACAAATTCACCATCTCCCTTAAATCCCATAACATTTTCAATATATATAGGAACTAAAAATGCTTGTTCATATGAAGATGTAGTATCTTCTGTATACAAAGGGTTAAAATTATTAAGTTTTCTAGGGCAATAATACATTGCCTCACCTGCTATTGAAATAGATTCTGATATTAGACTATCTAATAGAAGTTGTTCTTGACTATTTTTATAATTATTGAAGAAAAAATTCACTTTGTTGTGTAATTGCATTTATCAATTCCAATTTTCTTTTGTTGCTTTATTAATAATTGTTTTATGATCAATATTGTATTTTAATGCAATTTTACGTATTGATATTTTCCGTTCTATGAAATCACTCTTAATAGATATCCAATCTATCATTCTACATTTTTCATTATGATATCTTCCTATATTTAAGGGAGTTCCTTCAAAACCACATTTAGTACA